GCTTTCAATCTCCCGGCTTCCAAACCGGCTTCGCGTAAAGGAGCACTATGTCGCAAACTGTGTTACCCATCACCACTCTCAAGCTGAACAACTACGCCGTGCAAGCGGGCGATCTGGCCGTTGCCATGACCGCGCTGGACGCTTCTGCCGGCAACTCGATTCAGTCCACCGGCAAAGAGATCCTGCTGGTGCAGAATACCGACACCGTCGCGCATAACCTGCAAATTTCGAGCGTTGCTGATACCCTCGGTCGAACCGACACGTCGCTCAGCGCCTATTCGGTCCCGGCAAACAGCTTTATCGCGATTGAGCTGAATCAGATCAATGGCTGGGCCCAGAACGGACTGATTTTGATCCTGGCGGCTTCCAATCTACTGAAGGCTGTCGCCCTGCGCTTCACCTAAAACCATGTCAGTTCGCCGCGTTAGCTTCGGAGCACCGCCGCCGGGCGCATACACGCCGAGCGGTGCCATGTGCCATCAGATCGCGATCCAGCAGCCCTCGGGACGCGCAGGCAGCGGCGCTACGGAGCCGTTCAGTCCATTCGCGGCCTCGTGGGCTGCGATCCGGGCATTAAGCGGCCAGGAGCTTTATCGGGCGCAACAGATCGTCAATCAGGTGACGCACCTGATCACGATTCCCTATATCGCCGGGCTTAGCGCCGGCATGACCATCGTGTTCCAAACCCGCACGTTTCAGATCATGGCAATCCAGGATCCCGACGAGCGGCAGATCGAACTCCGCTTGCTCTGCGTCGAACGGAGTTCAAACGCCTAACTTGATAGTTCGAAGCTGGAACCGTGAAGCTGAAGCTCACCAGGAAGGACCGGGCACTCTGCCAGTTGCTGGTCGAGGGCTGTGGAAACCGTGAGATTGCGGCAAAAACCGGGTTGGCGTTGCGTACCGTGAAACATCATTTTCAAGAGATGTTCGCGCGCAATGGCATCCGTACCGGCATCAAGCGGGTCAAGCTGGCCGTGCGCTTCTACCGGGAGAACTTGCCTTCGTGCTGATGAACGGGCTTTATGAGTTCCTGGCGCGGACGTCGGCGGTGGCCAGTCTTCTGGGGAGCGATGCGTCTCAGGCTCCGGCAATTTATTTCACGCTGGCGGCCAAGACGCCGCCGCGGCCGTTCCTGGTAATTCATCTAGTCTCGGCCGTGCCGGCGGCGACGGTGCTGGATTTCAGCACACCGTCGCTGATGGACGGCCGGATCCAGTTTGACAGCTATGCCGACGATCCGTTGACCGCGCGCCAGATCTCGCAGGCGGTCCGCCTGGCGCTGCAGGACTATAACGGCGGCCTACCCGATGGCACCGTCTGGAGCGCCAAAGGCGTCAACGTCGATCTTGACGATCCCTACGAAGAGGGCGGTATTGGTTATATCTTTCGCGCCGTGCTCGATCTTTCCGCGTTCTATACCGAGCCGGGAACTTAAAACTTTGAGGAGGCTTTTCCCATGACTACGAATGCATATCGAGGCCGCGGCTGCACGCTCGGCGTGAGCTCGACCAGTAGCGGCTTTACCACTATCGCGCAGCTGCGCACCTTCAAGTTCGCCGGCCTGAAATCGACTCTCGAGGATGTCACCAACCTCAGTTCCCCCACGGCGTTCAAGGAATGGTTGCCGACGATCGTCGATCCCAGCGACTTGAGCTTTGACGGCGTCCTCGATCCGCAGAACGCGACGATTCACTCGCTGCCCGGGCTGCTGCAAAACCAGACCGAGCAGTATTTCCAGATCACGCTCACCGATCCGGCGTCGACGGCTCTGACCTTCCAGGGCTATGTGACCGAATACAATCCGGTTTCGGTCGACTATTCGAAAGCCCTGATGTTCAGCGGTAAGATCCAGATCACCGGGCCGATCACCATCGCCCCATAACACTCTCCGGAGGATGACGATGAAGCACCTGCTGACCGTACTGCTCCTATCGCTCGCCGCTGCAGCGCAATCGCCATGCGGCGGCACGCCCGTGCCCGGGCAGCCGCACGTGTGTGTGAGCTGGAAAGCCTCAACCACGCAAGGCGTGAGCTACAACGTCTATCGGGCGACGACTTCCGGCGGCGAGAACTACGCCTCGCCGCTGAATTCCACGCCTCTTAGCGTGCTTTTTTTCAACGACACCACCGACCTGGTCGGAACCACGTATTACTACACGGCTTGCGCGGTCGGGACTGGAGGTGTCTTGAGCCCACCCTCCGCCGAGGTGTCGGCTCAGGTACCAGTGCCGCCGAATCCCCCAACCTCACCAGCGGCCGCCATTGATTAAATGCGAAGTCACGCTCTACGTGCCTTCCAAATAGGAGCTCGATGAACGAAGTCAACGCAAAAGAATTCGTGCCCAAGCCGGTCACCGTCAAGATTGGCGATCGCGAGTATCGCCTCATCTACTCGATGAAGGCGGTAATCCTCTATAAGCAGCGCACCGCAATCATCGACCAGCGCCGCACCGAGGGCGTGGGAAAGCTCTCTCCAGAGGTCATAGCCGACTACAACCGGCGCCAGGCAAAGCTGCTGGAAGAGGCGGCGGCAATGTATCCGGAAGATCTGAACAACTGGCCCGCAGCCGAGCGCGCAAAGTACGATGCCCTGGTCGATGAAGCGGTGCAGATCAAATGCCTGGTCGACGCGGACCGCGGAACCGGCGACAGTCTCTTCGATCCCCTGACTTGGCGCAAGATCGATCCCATCCGGGATCCGGAGCGCGTTATTGCCGCGCTCTGGGCAGGTGTGCAGACGGCACAGGCAGGCGTCGCAGAAGAAACCTTGCTGCGCGCGATCGATCTCTCCAATGCCGCCGAAATTACCATCGCGATCGCGACGGCGCTCAGCTCGTACATCCGGAGAAGCGAAGCCCCAAACGGGGAGCCGCCGGCAGCGGTGACGACGATGCCGGCGGGGCCGGACGCGTGGGGACCGCCACCGCCGCCGCCGGAGAGCTAAGCTTTCAAGAGCTCTGGGCGATCGCGCGCTTCGATTTGCGGCTTAGCGAGGAAGAATACCTCGAAATGCCGCCCATTGCGCTCGATGCGTTGCTGGCGCGGGCGGCAATTGCCGATCGCAAGGCGCTCTTTCCGGGCGCCATGGTCTGCGCCACGCTCTGCAACCTGAAAAACGACTGGGACAAGAATCCAGACGGCTGGCAGCCAGCCGACTTCCTTCCCGGCGCGGTCCGCGAAGAGGACGATCTGGAGGCGTTTGCGCGCGAACTCGAGCAAGGCAAGCTGCAACGCCCAGACGTGGAAGTCGTCGAGCAGTTCAAGCGCAACCTGCAAGCGCAGTTCCGCATGCAGCGAGAGACGGATCAGGGCAAAACGCGGCCAGTCTCGCAGTCGTAATAGCCTCGCTGGTCTTTGCAAGCGGATGATTCCTTCTGTTCTTTCGGTTTGCGGGCGGGCGCGGCCTTCGCTGGGGAGGAAGCTGCGGCCGGAGCCTCAGCCGGCAGGATGATCGTCGGCGGCGGCGTCTCTGCGCCTCTGACAACGTGTACCTGTACGGCAAAATAGATCAGGTATGCCGGCACTGCAAGGACGAAGCCGACCAGAATTGCGGCGATGATCAGTTTCCACAGGAAAACAATGAGATCGCCAATGCTGATGCTCTGCAGCACGTTCTTACTGGGAGCCTCCATAAAGAACCCTCCTGAAGGCCTGGGGGAATAGGCAACTTAATCATCCCCCTGAATCGAGCCAAAAGTCAAATGTCGGATGCGGTTGCAATCGAAGTCAAAGGCCTGGCGGAACTCACGCGGGCATTGAACGCGATTCCGGCGCAGTTTGCGCGCTTGATCATGCGCGAGGCTCTGCATGCCGCTGGCGATGTGATGAAAGCGGCTGCGGAAAGCACGGCGCCGGTGCGGACGAGATTGCTGAAGGAGGATATCGTCGTCCAGGTTTACGTCCAGGGCGATCTCTCGCACAACTCCGTGCGCGTGGGGCCTGGCTACGATCGCGCCGCCCTGACCGTGCGCAAGACTGGGAAGCATGCCGGCAGGCCCGATACGACAGCTTCGCCGGGAGTTTACGGCCGTTTCGTCGAAACCGGTCACAAGCTCGAATTTGGCAGCGGCAGTGTTCCGCCACATCCCTGGCTGCGCCCGGCTTTCGAAGTCTCGAAGGAAGCGGCACTCGACGCGTTTGTTGAATACGCGCAAGGCGGACTCGAAGCGGTCGTCGCGGCCGTGGCGGTGAAAGCATGAACGTCGGCTCCATCTCCGTAGGAATGAATGTGGACCTGGCTGAATTCCAGTCCGGTCTGCAGAAGGCCACGGCGTTGGCCAGCTCGAACAGCGCGCTGATGTCTGCGGAGATGCGCCGCCAGAGCCGCGAAGGTGCCGAATCCATGCGGCTCATCGATGAAGCGATCGGCGTCCACATCTCGCGGCCGTTGACTCGAGTCATCGCCCAGCTGCCCGGTCTGGGCAAGGCGCTATCGTCTCTTGGGGGCATCGGCGGCGCCGCCGGCATCATCGCTTTGATCGGCGTGGGTTGGGAAAGACTTCAACCCTTAGCTGAATCCATTGAAAAACACTTCGGTCTAGTCGGGGAATCGGCGGAGGAAAGTAGCAAACGGATCCGCGCGGCCGATGAGGAAGTCATCAAAAGCCTGCAGCGCAAAGCAAGCCTGCAGGAAGCGTACAACCGATTGGTGCTAGATCTTCAAGGCGGAAACTTTGAGCGGAGCAAAGTGGAGATCATGCGCCAGGAGACGACCGAACTGGAAAAACAGTTGGTGCTACGCTCGCAGGAACTCGCAACACAAATTACCAGTCCGCCTCCCGGAATCCTGCCCTCAAGGAATCAGTTGCTGCAGTTTCTGGGGGCGCTGCCCGGATTGTCTGGATGGAGTAAAGGCCTACTTGACGAGCGGACCATCGACTCGATCAAGAAAGCGCAAGAGACCGTGAAGCCGCTGAAAGATCAGATTCAGGCACTCGATGACGAGATCAAAAAGGCGACCTGGACCGCCTACCGCGACGATGCTGACAGCGCTGCCGAAGCGCTGAAAAAAGTCAACGCTGAATACGACAAGTGGATCAACTACTGGGTGAAGATTGGTCGCGAAAATGCGCTGAAAGACCAGGCAGCGCAATTGGCGCAGATGGAGACCAACGTCAAGGCGCTTGCCGCGACGCCGGCGCCAGACTGGCTGAAGAGCGCTACCACGACACAGCCAGTGATGCCCGCTGGCCCTCCGGCAGCTACCGAGGCTGCGGGCCAGCTTGCCACCTTCCAGGAAGACTATAACGCCCAACTTGCGAAGGCGAAGCAAATCTACGACGAGACCGTCCCGGCCGCGGACAAGTATCAGCTCGCGCTCGCCGAGATCAATGTTCTGCTCGGCAAAGGACTGATCAGCCAGGAGCAGGCCACGGCCGCCATCCAGAAAGCCGCGCAGGAGTACGGCAAACAGAGCCAGGAGATGCGGCAGTTCGCCGCCATCGGCATGGAAGTCTGGAAAGGCTTTGAAGACCAAATGGCGCGCGCGCTCACCGGCGGCAAGGTGAACTGGAAGAGTTTCTTTCAGAGCCTTGAAGCGGACCTGATTAAGTTTGCCATGAACCAGGCGCTAATGATGCTGCTGAAGCAACTTGCTGGGCTGGGCGGGGGGGCTGGTGGATTCTTCGGCGGCATCCTCAACACGTTCAAGGGCGGCATGGCGGGCGGCGGCGATCTCACGCCGGGATCGAGCTACGTGGTCGGCGAAAACGGTCCCGAGCTGCTGAACATGGGCAACTCTTCCGGCTCGATCGTTTCCAATCAGGATATCGGCGGATCGATCATCAACATCGATGCCCGCGGCGCGGATGCGGGCGTGGAGCAGCGCCTGATGCGGGCAATTCGGATTTCCGAAGATCGAGCCGTGGCCCGCGCGACCCACAACCAAAGCGAATACCAGAAGCGAGTCTTGAGCTAGTGTTCACCTTTCCGCTGACGCCGCCGTCTTCGCCCGTTTTTCGCACCTTTAAGCTGAAGCGCGTCAACATCGTGGGCGCCACCAAAGGCCCGTTTTCCGGCCAGGCACAGATTCAAGGATGGCCGGGGGAATGGTGGGAATTCGATGCTGCCCTTCCGCCCATGACCCGGCGTGATGCGGAACTCTGGGTGTCGTTTCTCTGTGCGCTTCGCGGCCAGTCGGGAACTTTCCTCCAGGGCGATCCGCTTGGAGCGCAACCACAAGGCTGCGCCGCCACAGCAGGAACGCCTTTCACTGAGGGCGTCACCAACGCAGGCAGCACAACCCTGACGATCCGCGGCTGGGACATCAACACGCGAAACATCTTCCTCGCCGGCGATTACCTGCAAGTCAAGGCACCCAGCAGCCCGATCCGTCTGCACAAAGTGCTCGAAGACATCGGTTCAGACAATGAAGGCAACATGAATCCGGACATCTATCCCGCCATCCGCGAGACGCTGACCGATGGCCAGCCCATCACCGTGCTCAACCCGGTAGGGACTTTCCGGCTGATGGCTGCGGCGAACCGCCAGGAATGGGACATCGACTACACCCGGACCTACGGCCTTAACTTCAAGGCGGAAGAGGCCATATGAGCCCAGCCGGACCAGGACCGATCATGACATCGGCCAAAAATTCACGGGTAGAATCGCAGGGGCCTACGCTGGATGCGCTGGGCGCGGCCGCGTATCAGGCGTACTTCGCCTCGGCGGGCATGCTGAATCCGCCTGCCTGGGAAGCGTGGCCGGAAGGCGTGCGCGCAGCCTGGCGCGCGGCCGCAAAAGCCGTGCTGCAAAGCGCTCCGTGATGCCATGCGCTACTGGTCGATCACCTTCGAGTGGAAGACCCGGCCCATGTATCGCAAAGGCCGGCTACTGCAACGAAAGCTCGCGATCGGTGCCAAGGATCAAACCGAAGCGCTGCAAATCGCGAGAGCGGAAGGCAAGCTAATGTTTCCGCGTCACCAGTGGAAAGTGCTGGACTGCAGCGAACTGACGAGATGAAGGTCTTTCTAGGTAGCATCGTTGCGGTTGTAGTCGGGTTGCGGCATTGGCTAATTGCGCTCAGGGCGAATACCGAGAAGCCGCTGTCGAAGTGGGAGAAAGTGAAGATGTGCCGTGGCGGAACAGACGATCAATAAGCGTAGAC